GCTCTAGTCATATCAAAATTATATTATATTACTATATACTAGGCATTAGCAGAAAATTGACAAGATATAACTCCTAAAAAATGTGATTCTTCGTCAGAAATAATAGGTCCAGGTCCGATAATGTCAGTTACTCTAGGAGTGCAATTAAAAGTATCTGTGTAATCAGAAGAATTGACAGAAGTAAGACCATTAATAACTGCTTCTCCTATATTAGACAAAATAGATGTTCCTTTATTTCTTGGTACATAAATATTACATTGAACAAAACCAGAATAATAACTGGAGGCAGCACCTTGATTTTGTATTGTTGATTGCCCAAAGTTTATTGACATAACAATATATTTTTTTGTTTTTCCAGGAGTAGTAAAAGCAACATTATCATATACAAGTAATACAGTGGGATCTACATCAACTACTGCATCTGTGACTGCTTTTTCAAAAGCTGCTCTTGTGTTTACTAAAGTCATTGTTTTAAGTAGCCAATTCTTGAACCTTGAGGTTCTGCACCAACTCTAATATCAGGACGTTGATCTGTAAAAAAATCATTTATTTTTTGATTCAAATTTTTACTAAAACTTCCAGTAGAACCTCCTTGTAAATAAGCATTAATTTTTGATTTAGGTGACAATAAAGCGTATGGAGCATATCTTACTGTATTACCAATATAAACAGGATTGTTTCTTGTAAAGTTAGTTGGTACAGGATGTCTTGGTTCAATTAGTGGTTTAAATCCTGGCTTTAATTTATTTTGAAATCCTTTTTTAGATTGCTTTTGAATTTTATTCCATCTTGGGAAATTTTTAATATCATCTTTTCTTGCAATATAATAATTACTTGCTTTCCAACTAGAAGCAAAAAAACCAGTTAAAACTGGACTTACACCACCAGAACCACTTTGAGTTCCAATATTACTTAAATCATTTACAACTGATTTTATAAAACCATTAAGATTTGCATCTATTTCTTTATCTAAATCACTTTTAATAATATCAACAAAATCTTTTGCTTTTAGCTCAGTAAAAGATGTACCTCTCGGTCCAAATCCACGCTTAGCACTTCTTCTGACCATTAAAATCTAACCTGCAAAGTAAATAAATATGTCTGCCCACCTTGTTTTGTATCAATATCGGTAATTTGAGCAACTCTTGTAGATCCAGCATAGGTTAATGTAACTTCATCTTCAAAAGTTGGTTGATTATTTCCAATTAAATCAGGTGTAATATATAATTTTGCTCTTCTTATTTCTCTGGCATCATCTTCCTCTGCGACTATAAATTCAATAGGAACTTTTATATCAGAAAAAGTAGTATCAACTGTAACCTGCTCTCCTGTTTCCACGTTGTAACTTGAAGTACCTTTTTTTATATAACTGATAGTTGTATCTAAAGAAGTTCCTAAATCACTAACAACTTGTTTTGCAACGCTCTTTAATAATGAATCTAACTGTCCTGCCATTATCCTCTCACCACTCTAGTTTGAAATGTTCCAGATCCACCTAACATATACGCTCC